TCAGTCATTGAACATGATCCTTGCAGAGGGTCCGGCCCCAAAGGCATCGGACAGTTGTGCGACGTTCAGTTCGAACGGCCCCGTCACCGCATCAGCTTCCTGCATCGCGGCCGAATAGGTCCAGCCGGGGCTTGTCACCTCGACCTCCCGCCGGATCAAGCCTTCCGCGATCACCCGCACCCGATAGCGTTCGCGCGCTTCGCCCAGCGGCACCTCAAGGCTTTCCCAGCTATCGCCGTCGATCCGTGTGCGCCGCACCCAATCGGCCCGCAAATCGCCCCCCTCGCGCCGCAACCGCAGATGGCATGGCGCATAGGGTCGCAGCCCGATCCCTGCAAACGCTTCTTCCAGATGCAGATAGGACGGGTCGTCATAGCTGCGCCCCGCCGGGCCAATCCGGTAGTGCCGCGCCAGCCCCCGATTGGCGGGCGCGAGGTCGATCTGGCTCAGCGCGGTGTCGATCAGCACCACCGTGCTGCCTGCAGGCCAGACCTCGGGCATGATGCCATCGGTGCCGGCCTGCCCGCGCAACCGCTGACCAATCTCCCACAGCCCCGGCGCCACCAGAACAGCGCTGGCAAACTGGATCAGTTCCCACCTGTCGGACGACCCGTCACCGATCGCCAGCACATTGGCCCCATCCAGCAGACGCGCCTCGGAAACCGACTCCAGCGCGCCCGCCTTCAGCGCCACCCGCAGCGGCACGCCGCGATCCCACACCCCCGGCCGCGCCGCCACAAGCGGCCCCTGCGTGACCCCGATCGTGGCGCGCAGGTTCAGCAGCCGGTTCAGCCCATAGCCCGCATCCTCGCTGGCGGCATAAACCGCCACCGACCCCGGCCAGGGCAGCGCGGTAACCGCCAGATGCGGCGCGGCGGGGTCTTCGGTTCCGCGCATCAGCGGCAGGTCCAGAAACACCGGATAAACCGGCACCGGCGCCGCAAAGGGCCGTAGCGCCGCCGTCCCCTCGGCCTCGTCCGAGGGCAGATAGATCGCAGGCTCTACCCGGACGGCCTCCACCTCCAGCGCGCCCATCTGTTCGGCCCGGTCGATCCGATAGCGCCCGCGCGCCTCGGGCATGTCCAGCTCAAGCACATCACCCGCGCCCATATGGCCCAGCGAAGGCGGCAGCGAAAACCGCACCCCGTCGCGCGCCACCCGCGCCTCCGACAGCCAGCGTTCCACAATCCGCTGCGCCTCTGACCGCGTCAGCGCCAGCGGCAGTTCAGACTGCGCCGCATCGCCCCCTGCCTCGTCGGGAAAGACCGCCTCGACCGCGCTCACCTCATAATCGCCCTCGGCACCGACATAGGCGAGGCGGACCCGCCCCGCCGTCTCCGCCTCTGGCGCCCGCTCGGCCTGCAATCGCGGCCCCTCGCCCAGCGCCAGATCATCAGCGCCAAGCCGCAGACCCGCGCGCCCGTCGCGCAGGCGGAACACGATCTTGCCGTCACGCTCGGCTGCATCAAAGCCATAGGCCAGCATCAGCCCCTGCAACGCCGCCCGCCCGCTTTCGCCGCCGTGCAACGCATAGCCTCGCACCAGCCCGTGCAGCCGCGACACGTCGATGTCGCGCAGTCCCGCCGCAGCGCAGATTTCGGCCACCACATTGGCCAGAGGCTGCACACCCACCCGCCCCGAAATCCAGTGCCCGCGCGCGTAATTCGCGCCATCCGACCAGACATCGGTCAGCCCCGGAAACTGTGGATAGGGTCGCGCGTCCCAGGCCCATACATGCGCGCGCATCGCGTCCACCATCGGCCCGCCATAAAGATCAGACACGGGGTTGTTGGCAGGTTCCCCCCAGAATTCCATGACGGCCCGCAGATACTGCATCTGGATCAACTCGTCCCGCCGCCCGTCGGAATAATGGGGCAGCCCGGACTCCGAACTTTTGGGGTCCAGAAACCGATTGGGCTGGTTGCTGCCCTTGTCAACCGCGGCACAGCCGATCTCGGTGAACCAGATCGGCTTTGACCGCGGCACCCAGTCAGTCGGCTCTGCCGCCCGCACCCCCGCCACCCGGTCGTGGTGCACATTCTCCCACCAGCCGCGCAAATCCTTGTAGCGCCAGATCCAGTCCTCGCCATGGGCACCATCACGGATCGGCGTGCGGATTTGCGCATCACGGTGCTCGGGCGCGGCGTAATACCAGCTGTAGCCTTCCCCCCCCGCGATATTCGCCTTCAGATAATCCAGATCGTAGATCGAACCCCATCCCGCATCGGCGTGGTCGTCGCCGTCGCGCCAGTCCGACAGCGGCATGTAATTGTCGATGCCGATAAAGTCGATATTGACGTCCGCCCACAACGGATCGAGATGAAAGAACACCTCGCCATTACCCGGATGATCGCCGAAATATTCCGACCAATCGGCAGCATAGCCAATCTTGCAGCCAGGGCCGAGAATGGCGCGCACATCGGCCGCCAGCGCTCGCAGGGCAGCCACCGCAGGAAAGCTGTTGGCACTGCCCCGCACCCGCGTCAGCGAGACCAGTTCCGAGCTGATGCAGAACGCATCCACCCCGCCCGCCATGGCACACAGATGGGCGTAATGCAGCACGAAGCGCCGCAGCGACCATTCGGGCGGCCCAGCATAAACCAGCCGTCCCTCCTCGATGCTGAAATCGTCGGGCGCCGCCTGCCCGAAAAAGGCCGCGACCTCGTCCGCCGCTGTCGCGCTCCTGTCGGGGCTGCCGCTCTGACCCGGCGCAACCGACAGCGTGATCCGCCCGCGCCACGGCAGCGCCGCCTGCTCGGCCCCGCCCCAGGGGTCGGGCAGACCGTTGCCCTCCAGCTGATCCATCAGGATGAACGGGTAAAAGACCACGCTCTTGCCCGCGGCCTTCAGCGCCGCAATCGCCTCTCGCACCGACTGATCCGAGGGCGTCCCACCATAGACCGACCGTCCCTCGATCCGCGGCACCTCGTCGGCTTCGAGGCGCAAGATGCCCCCCGCCTGCCAGGCCATATCATTGTCAAACAACCCGAAAAGCCCGCGCTTTCCGGTCCGCCCCTCATGGTCCCGCGTCTCGACCTTGGGCCGGATACGGCAGGCCCCGCAGCGCAGATCATCACCAAACCACGACACCACCAGCGAGACCGACCCGCAGGCGGGCAATTCCTCGTCCAGCGCCCGCAGCGCCACGGCAAAGTCGGTCCCCCCCGCCGCCGAATGCACATTGGCAGCGACATTCTCGCCCAAGCCCTTGGCGTAATGCACCGCTGTTGTCGCCAACGCATATTCCCCGGTGCCCGGAATCAGTGCCACGGCGCGCACCGCACGTCCCAGATCAGACCCCGGCGCAACCAGCGGCCCCTGCGCCGGGCGCACCACCTCAAATGTCAGCTGTGGCACCCGGTTGCCAAACTTTTCCAGTTGCAGGTTCTCGAACACCACATAGGCAATACCGCGATAGGCCGGAGCCCGCCCCGCGCCCTCCACCGCCTCGATCTTCGGGTCTGGAAGCTGATCTTCCGACCCACAATAGACCCGCAGGTTCAACCCCGCGGTCTCCAACTCGATGCCATCGGCCCAGACCCGGCCCAGCCGGGTGATCTCGCCCTCGCACAGCGCCACCGCCAAACTGACGCTATAGCTGTATTGCGTCACGCTGGGTCCGCTAGGCGCCCCCTTGCCACCGCCGCTGGTGGTCTTTTTCTCGGCAAAGCGCGTGGCCCAGATCACCTGCCCGGCCACCCGCACCCGGCCCCAGATCCGCCCCACGGGCGCACCTTCGCTGGCCCCGGTCAGACGGAACCGGTCGATCCGCCCCGTCTCCACCGCGGCTGAACCCGACCCAAGCAACCTCTGATCAATCGCCCGACCTATGGTCGCGCCGACCGAACGGCCGATCACCGCCCCCGACAGGCCCAGAATCGTGCCGCCAAAGCCAGCCCCGAACGCCGCCCCCACCGCCGAAAGAACTATCGTCGCCATTACATCGCCCCTTCCGGAAACCGAAACCGCGCCACGATCCGGCGGCGCCACGGAGCCGAAAGCGGGCTTTCCACCACCGCGTGCCCCGAATAGGCGTGAATGAAACTGGCCTGCCGCCCGACCTGCCCCACCAGCCCCAGATGCTTGGCCACCCCGCCGTCGCGCATCCGGAACAGCAGCACCTCGCCCACAGCCTCCGGCTCCCGCCCCGGCAGCGCGATCAGATGCCGCCGCGCCCCCGCCCACAGCCGCTCCTCGTGCGCAGGCTCTGACCAGTCGGCGGTATAGGCGGGCACCGGCTCCGGCTCGGCGCCATACAACTCTCGCCAGACGCCGCGCAAAAGCCCAAGGCAGTCGGTGCCCGCGCCCTTTGTCGAATGCTGATGCAGATAGGGCGTCCCGATCCAGCCACGGGCCAAGACCGCGGCGCGTTCCCCGATCATCGCGACATCCTCCCGCCATCATTGCCGCCGGTCCGGGCGGGGTAGGAACTCATCCAGTCTTCGCCCGGCAGATGCGGAAAACCACGAAAGTTCAGAAAGTTTGCAAACTTTAGCCGACATGTCTCTTCGCGCCGGTCGCAACCGGCGCTGATCCGCACCCGGTCGCCCGGCGAAACCGGCGCGCGCAGCCCCTGCCACAACTCGATCCGGCGCTCGCCATCCGCCGCCAGCCGGTCGTTCTTGACGACCCCGACCAGCCCCGCCGCAGCGCCCGTCAACACATCGAAGCGGCCCTTTTCAAACCAGCGGTCAGCAAACCCCCGCAGATTGGCAAAGCCAAAGACCTGCCCGCCCGCCACCGTCTCGATCGTCACCTCGGCAAGGTAGCCCGCCTGGGCCAGATCAACCCGGCAGGCCGCGTCCCCCAGAATGGCCGAACAGCGCGGGTGATAAATCCGGCCCTGCTCACGCCCCAGCGCCTCGGCCAGCCCCCGTAGCTCGGCGGTAAAAGCCCCTTCTGCCCGGCGGATTTCGCCCAGATGACCACGAAACAGCAACGCCCGCTGCCCCACATCGGCCCAGTTCACCAGCCAGGCGCGCACCTCGGCCCCGTCATAGCGCCCGGCCTGAATATCGGCCTCGGTGATCGCGGCGCTGCTCAGCGCGCCCACCGCCTCGCTGTTGTCCACCGAAAGCCCGGTGGTCTGCGCCAAAGCCCGCGCCGTCATCCCCGACTCGGGGCGAAAGTCGATCCCGTCAAAGCCCAGCGCGCGGTCATGGTCGGTGAACCCCAGCACCCGCCCATCGGGCCGCGTCACCGCCCAGACCCGGCACAAGGTCGTGCAGCCGGCCGCCAGATGCGCCTTCAACGCCTCGCAATAGCCCATCAGACCCGCACCTCCACCACCGGAACCTGCGGCACGTCGCCCGCCTGAAACGAGGCGACCGACACCTGAATCCGGTCGGTATCAAACCGCACCGGCACGTCGAACTCATAGCCCGCCGTCACCACCGCCCCCTGAGGCGGCGCCACCGCGAACTGCACAAGTCCGGTGGCACAATCCACCGAAAATGCCGAATCCGTGCTCTGATGATGGCCCTGAATCCCCACCCGCACCGTTCCCGCCACCGGCTTGGTGATCGGCCGGGTATAGCTGACCCCGCCCGAAGCATAGATCTTGGACAGCGCAAACTCCGTGCTTCGGCCATCTCCGATGCCAATGAGCTGATCTTCCCAGCCCACCGCGCGCGACGCCGGACAGGATTTCCAATCCGACCAGTCCTTCCAGCGAAAGCCATGCAACTGCCCGCCCCGCGCCTCGAAAAAAGCAATCAGCGCCTCGACATCGTCCAGACTGCGCAAGCCCAGTCCGGCGTCGTAATATCGGCGTGAATGGGCCCAGGGCGTGTTGCGCTCCTCATGCCCCGAGGCCAGCGCCACAATCTCGGTGCGCCGCTCCGGGCCGCCGACCGAGCCGAAACTCAGGTTCGCCGGAAATCGAACTTCGTGAAATGCCATTTTCGTCTCCTCAGCGGTTGCGCTCGCCCCGCGCCAGCGCGCGGCTCAGTTGCGCCGCGATCTGGCCCTGGCTGCGGGCAAAACCCGCGGTGTCGGGCGTGGTGACATTCATCGTCACGTTGATCGCCCGGCCCCCGCCCGCCGCCTGCACCCCCAGCCGCCCGTCAGCACCGCGCGCCAGCGGCATGATCGCCTCCGGCCCCGCCTCGCCCATCAGGCCGGTGCCGCCGCGCATCGGGAATGCCGTGGCCTGCGCCACGACGCCCCCCTTGGCAAAGGGCATCACGCGGCCCTGCGCAAAGGCCCCGCCCGTCGCAAAAGGCAAGGCCCCGCTGAAAAGCCCGTTCAGCCCGTTGGCAATCGCCCCCCCCAGCGCGCTCTGGATCGGCCGCATCGCCACCGAATAGACGCTTTGTGCCATCGTCTCGGCCACGCCTTTCAGCGCCTCCGACAGCTTCATCCCGTCAAAGATCAGCCCGTCAAAGGCGCTGCGCAGCCCGCGCCCGATTCCGTTTGACAACTGGCTCACCTCGCGCCCGGTAAAGACCATACTCTCCCGCATCCGGCCCAGTTCGGTGTTGAAACTCGCCGCCATCACCTCGGCCCCGCCCAATGATTTCTCAAGCGCCGCCGCCTGCTGGCCCAAGCTGTCCAGCCCGTCCACCTCGATCATTCTCCGCTCCTTTCGCCTGATCCGGCCAGCGCGCGGCCAGTTCGTCCAGCCGCGCGCGCGTCAACGGTGCCGGTCCCGCATACGCCCCCAGCATCAGCGCCAGTTCGGCGGGCGTCAGCCGCCAGAACTCCTCGGGCTGCAGCCGCAACCCCACCAGTCCGCCCCGCATCAGCCCTGGCCAGTCCAGCCCGCTCATGGGGCGCCCGGCACCGTGAAGGCGCGCGCCAGCAATTGCGCCGCCAGCCGCGCCGCCTCTACCGGACCGCCACCAATCTCGACCGTGCGCATATCCTCGGCACTGCCCTGCCAGCCACCCCCGCGCAGCCCCGCGACCAGCAGCGCCAGCACGTCGCGCGTGGAAAACCGCCCGCCTTCGAACCGCTCCACCAGATCAATCAGGCTGCCCGGCTCCAGCGTGGCCTCCAACTCGGCCAGCGCCCCCAGCGTCAGCTTTGCCACATGGCGCCGGCCATCCAGCCAGACCTCCACCTCACCCGCCCAGGGGTTCGCCATCACAGCGCCGTAAAGCTCAACTGCCCCGCCGAGGCGAGGCTGATCTCATAGGTCGCCTCGCCATTGTGGCTGCCCGCATAATCGATCGACGAAATCAGGAACGGCCCCTGCACGATGCCGAAATCTGGGATGATGATCTGAAACCCAGGCGTTTCACCGTCAAAAAATATCTGGCGTGCGCGTTCATCCGTCACCGCATCCCGAAACACGCCCGAACCGCTGATCGAGGCCGATTTCACCCCCGCCCCCGCCAGCAGCTCGCGCCAGCCGCCCTGCGATTCAAGGCTCGTCACATCCACCGTTTCCGCGTTGAAGCTGATCCGCGTTGCGCGAAGCCCCGCCACCGTCTCGAACAGGCCGGAGCCATTCAGATCGACCTTCAAAAGCAGATCCTTGCCGTTCTGCGCTGCCATGTCTTGTCTCCGTTCTGTGTTGCTCAGGTTTCGATCCGGGCGCGAAATGTCAGGTCGATCCGGCGCAGGGCGCCGGTTTCCACCCGCCGGGCGCGCGCGCGCAGGAACCACAGCCCGACCAGATGCCCGCGGCTCAGCGTCAGGCCCGCCCCCCTCGCTGATGCCCCCGTCAGCGCCTCCGACACCGCCGCAGCCACCGCCTTGGCGGTCTGAAATCCGGCAGCATCGGTCACCACCGACACTGTAAAATCATGCTCGGCCCCGGCCCCCGTCGCATCCGAGGCATCGCGTACATCCTCGGGGCCAAGGCTGACATAAGTGCCCGCCACCGGGCCGGGCGGGGCCGCGTCAAACACCGCCTCGCCCACCAGCGCCGTCACCGCCGGATCATCCCGCAACCGCGCATAAACCGCCGCTTGCAACGCGGCGCCTGCTGCATAGCTCATGCCACCACCTCCTCTTGCGCAAAGCAGGTCAGATAGCGCGCGCCGGGGTCTGCCTCGGCCACCGCCAGAATGCGGAACACCCGCCCCCCCTCACGCAGCCGTTGCTCGGGCCGCGGGCGGCGCGGGCTGCCCTCGGGTGCCGCCCGCAGCGTGATCCGCCACGCCACCAGGGCCAGCGTCAGCAACTCGCCCGCCCGCTCGCGCCCCGCACCAGCCCGCACCTCGGCCCAGACCTCACCCAGACCGACCCAGTCCAGCACATGCCCGCCCGCGCCATCGGGGACGCGCCGCGCCTCCTCCAGCACCAGCCGCCGGTTCAGACGCGGCGCGCTCATCCCTGGCCCCCCAGCACACGCACCGTGCGCCAGCGCTCGATCAGCGCAAGCACACCAAAGGGCATCGCCTGCCCGCCACCGCCCTCATGGCGGCTTTCATAATATTGCGCGGCCAGCAAGAACACCGCCTGCGCCAGATCGGCGGGCAGTTCTGCCCACCCCGGCCCAAAGCCCGCGGTAAAAACGATCTCCACCGCGCCCCCCAAGGGGATCGGGGGCAGCACGCCCCCGACCCCCGCGATCCGCGGCCGCCCCAGATCACGGATCAGCCGGTAGCGCGCAGGGTCAACCACACTCAGCCCGCCCGCCCGATCCAGCAACCGCATCGCCTCGACCGATACCACCGGCGCCACTGGCAGCGGCTGCGCCCCGGTGCCACGCCAACACTCCAGCTCCAGCAGAAAACGCCGCGCCAGCAGCGCCTTTGCCGTCCGCCCCTCGATCGCCGCCAGCGCGGCCCGCAAATAGGCCTCCAGCGCTGCATCCTCGGCCGCCACATCGGCAAAGCCGCTGCCCAGCCGCAGATGATCGCGAAATGCCACCACCGGCAGCGCCCCTGCGGGCACCGGCTCCTGTTCGATCAATCTCATCCGATCTCTCCGAAAACGCCCCGATTGGTTCCGGACGCGGGCCCCCCGCCGCCGCTCGGACGGAGGGAGCAGCTAGACGACGGCAAGGCCGACCCGCGCCCGGAGCGCTGGGGCCGGTTTCCCGGCCCCGTTCACCGCCTCAGGCGACGGCGAATTTCAGCAGCTTGATCGCAGCAAAGTCGCTGACATCGCCGCCCACGCGCTTCGAGGCGTAGAACAGCACATGCGGCTTGGCCGAGAACGGATCGCGCAGCACCCGCAGATCGGGGCGCTCGGCAATGGTGTAGCCGTATTTGAAATCACCAAAGGCAATCGCATAGGTGCCAGCGGCGATGTCGGGCATATCCTCTGCAATCAGCACCGGATACCCCATCAGCCGCGCCGGCTCGCCTGCCGCCAGCCCGTCCGACCACAGAAACCGGCCATCGGCATCCTTCATCTTGCGCACCGCGCCCGCGGTTTTGGAATTCATCACGAAGGTCGCATTGGCGCGGTATTCGGCATCCAGCGCATAGACCAGATCGACAATCGCATCCGACGAATTCAACGTGGCGAAATCACCGTCATTGCCGGTCGCCACATAGCCCAGCTTGCCCCAACTCCACGCCGCCTCGGCCACTTTCGGATGGGTCAGAAAGCCGGTGGGCTTGTCGATCCCGTCGCCGATGACAAAGGCCCCCGCCTCGGCGCGTGCAAAACGGTCGGCAATGCGGTTGGCCAGCCAGTCCTCGATATCAAAGGCGCTGTCATCCAGCAGCCGCTGGCTCGCCTTCGGCATCGCGGCCAGTTCGTGCAGCGGAATGCTGATCCGGTCGATCTGCGGCGTCACGGTTTCGGTCAGCGCCGCGGTTTCCGACGCCCAGCCAGAGCCAAGCTCGGAATGGTCCACCAGCACATCGAACGAGGTCGCCTCGACATTCACCACATTGGCGATCTGGCGGATCGAGGCGGTGGCCTTCAGCACCCCGCGGATCGTCTCCGAAGTGCGCGGATCGACCAGATAGCCACCCTCACCGGCCACCTGCGTGTTCAGGGCCTTGCCCTCCAGCATCAGGCCCCGCAGCCCGTCATCATCGCCCGAGCGCAGATAGGCCGCAAAGGCCTTCTGATGCGGCGCGGCGGTCTCGACGGCGGCCGAAAGCGCGGGGCGGCCTGCGATATGGGATTTTGCGTGGATCATGGTCACTCGCTCTTCCTGCTGTTGAAGCTTCATCTTGATTTCGTCCTGAAAGCCTTTGACCTCATTCAGGAAATCAGCCAGGGCAGCCTTCACCCCGACGCCTTGGCCCTCAGACATGCCTGCCCCGATCCGGGACTTGGTCTCGGTCATCTTCGCTCTCCTCTTGCTTCAGTCGTGTCGGTGGCCTAACGGTCCGCCAGCATCCGGGCCGCATCGGCAAATGCCGCGGCCAGATCGCGCAGATCGTCGGCTCCAGGCACCTCGCCCTTCGCGCCGACCCGCGCCTGCGGCAGCATCGGGAAGGTCACCACCGACACCTCCCAAAGCTCCAGTTCCGTCAAAAGGCGGCGCCCTTGGCCATCCTTTTCCGCCGCAACGGTGCGATAACCGATCGACAGCCCGTCGATCGCCCCCGCCGAAATCAGCGCCGCCGCCTCGCGCGCCCTCGCGATCTCAGGCAAAAGTCGCCCCTTGACCCACAGCCCCCGCTCATCTTCGCGGATTTCATCCCACACGCCGATCGGCTGGGCCGGGTCGTGCTGCCACAGCATCTTGACCCGCCCCCCCTTGGCCACCAGCCGCGCCAGCCCCGCGCCATAGGCGCCCGGCTGCACCACATCGCCGCCCTGATCGGCCAACCCGAACAGGCTCGCATAGCCCGCAATTTCTGATCCCTCGGTCACCGCCAGATCGCCGCCCGGCGTGCAGAACTTTAGCTCCAGCCCGTAATAATCTGTCATCATGCGCTTTTCCTCATCTCGGGGCATATTCCAGAATGCCCTGCACCGCCTGCGTCAGAATCACGGCCACCACCCCGTAAACCGTCATCCACAGCCGCCGTTCCAACCCGCCGATCATCGCCTCGATCCGCTCCAGACGCTTCTCCACCTGCGAAAACTGCAAGGCCATGATCCGCTCGGTCGCCTCGAACCGCTGCTCATGCACCTCGAACGGCGCCTTGAGATAGCGCGATCCGCCTGCCTCCATCGCCTCAGCCCTCCACCAGGGGCGGCAATCCCAGCAGCGCACGCTTTTCCGCGGCGGTCAGAAATGCCGCCTCGCCCACCCGTTTCCATTGCTGATCACGCTCACCCGCCAGCGCCGGGATCTGGTCCAGATCGGGCCGCAACTCGACGATCTGCCCCATATGGGTCGATAACCAATAGGCAACCGCCGCCGTCACTCGGGTAGCCAGCGGCAACACTGTCAGTCGGTAAAACGCCCGATGCGCCTCCTGATAATTGGCATAGGTCGCATCACCCGGTATGCCCAAAAGCATCGGCGGCACACCAAAGGCCACCGCAATCTCGCGCGCCGCCGCCTCCTTGGTGGCGTGAAACTCCATGTCCGAGGGCGAAAACCCCATCGGCTTCCAGTCCAGCCCACCCTCCAGCAACATCGGCCGCCCCGCATTGCGCGCGCCCTGATGGTGCATCTCCATCTCGAACACCAGCCGATCATACTGCTCGGGAGCCAGCATCCCTTGCCCGTCGGTGCCCTTGTAGACAATCGCCCCCGAGGGCCGGGCAGCATTGTCCAACAGCCCCTTCGACCAAGCGCTGGCACTGTTGTGCACGTCAATCGCCGTGGCCGCCGCCTGCATCGGGCTCAGCCCGTAATGGTCATCCTGCGGATGGAATGCCTTGATATGGCAAATCGGGTCGGGGTGCCCGGTCATGTCGAACCGATGCTTGCGCCCGCCTACGGTATAGTCATAGGCCACCGGCCAGCCATCCGCCCCTGGCACGATGCTGATCCGGTCGGCACGCAGCACATGCAACTCGCGCGGCAACCCCGGCTCCTCAGCCACCGCCTCCAGATAGCCGTTACCCGACAGCAGCATCTGGCCATACAATGCCTCGAAAAGCTCGGCCCGCCCCTGCCCGGCATTGGGCCTGCGCATCAACTCCAGCAGCGGATGCAGCTCATAGCGCCGCGCGGCATCCTGGCACACCAGCGGCAGCGCTGCCGCCGCCTCGGCAATCAGCTTGACACAGCGAAACCCGACCGGGTTTCCGGTAAACCCGGTCCGCGTCAGGCTGCCCACATCGCGCGGCGACCAGACCACCCGGCCGGTGCCCGCCGCCAATGCCACCACCCGCCCCGTGGCCGAGGCCTTGCGCTGGGGCGCAGCTCGTTCTCCGCCGTCCCGGCGAAAGAATTGCATCACCATGTCCATCTCCTTGCAGGCCGACCCAACCGGGCCCGGCGAAACGAAAAGGGCCGCGACAATCGTCCGGCCCTCGCGCGCGATCCCTCTGCCGCAACGGGGGCTTCGCGCCCCCGCACCCCCGCGGGATATTTCAACAACGGGAAGGCCCCTTCATCTTGGCTTGACTATCGCCGCCGGAGACTTCCCCGGTCAAAGTACCCGCACCTGCGGGCGCTGGTAATGCGCGGCAGGCTCCACGATCAGTTCGTGCAGCGCCCAGACCAGCGCATCCAGCCGGTCGGGGCTGCCGCGTCCGCGATAGCCCTGCGCCGTCATCCGGCACATCTGATCTTCCAGCGCGCCCAAGCCCCGCAAGTGGCTCACGCGCCCCTGTTCGTAAAGCGCCGCAACCGGCTCGGCCCGCAGCCCCTTGCCCCGGCCCGCGCGCAGCGCGCGGAACGGCACCAAGGGATCAATCTGCCGGATCACGCTTTCCACCAGATCGCCGCCCTGGTTGACCTCGGCCACCAGCCGCTCGGCCCCATGCCGCTGCATAGCGGCCAGCGCTGCCCGCGCCCATTCCGCGGGCGAGGCCCCCTTCACGGTCGCATCCTCCAGCACATAAGCGCGCCAGTCCTGCACCGGCCCCCGCGTGACCGCCCCCACTACGACGATACCGCATTCATCCGCCGCCGCACCGGAACTGACCACCGGATCGACCGCTACCACGATCCGGTCCAGATCGGGCGCGGCCTCGATCCGCACGGCCTCCAATCCTGCTGTTGTCCAAAGCGCCCCCTCGACCTCTTCCAGCAAGATGCCATCCAGTTCCTGCCGCCCGATCCGGGTGCCCGCATAGCGCGCCCGCACCTCATCCAGAAACGAGGCCGCCAGATAGGCCCGGTTCGCCTCGGTCGGCGCATGGGTCAGCACGGTGGAGGGGTTGCGCAAAATCGCCTTCAGCACCCCCACATTGCGCGGGGTCGTGGTCACCACCTGCTGCGGGTGGTCCCCCAGCCGCAGCGCGAATTGCAGCATGTCCCAGGCCTCCTCGGCGCGCTTCCACTTGGCCAGCTCATCCGCCCAGGCCGCATCGAATTGTGGCCCCCGCAGGCTTTCGGGCTCATGCGCCGAAAACACCTGCGCGGTGGCGCCATTGGACCAGACCAGCCGCTTGCGCCCCGCCTCCCAGTCGGGCCGACGATCAGGCGGCGAACATGCCAGTATCCCGCTGTCGCCAAACACCATCACTTCGCGCACCTGATCGACGGTTTCCCCCACCAGCGCCACCCGCCGCGCCCGGCCGGGGTCGGCGGGGCGCGCGCCTTCCACCTGCGCGCGCACCCATTCCGCCCCGGCCCGCGTCTTGCCCGCCCCGCGCCCGCCCATGATGACCCAGGATCTCCAGGCCCCCTCGGGCGGCAATTGGTGCGGCAGCGCCCAGAATTCGAACAACCACGGCAGTGCCAGCAGCGCCTCCGCGCTCAGCCCCGTCAGAAACTCATCCACCTCCTCCGGCCTCGCGGAGGCAAGCCAGGCGGCGCCCGATCTCGTCTCGCGCCGCATCGAGGTCGAGCGCATGATCCCGCACGACCCCGGCAACCTGTTTGCGGAGTTTTTCAACCCTGGTCCTTTCATCCATCACCATCTGCAAGGCGGCGCGAAGATCCTTCACCGCCTGCACGGCGGTCTTGACCTCTCCGGTCTTGCCCTGCCGAACCTCTCGCAAGGCCGCCGCCAGTTCGCCGGCCGTCTCGCGAAAAATCTCCTCCGTCTCCGAGATCAGATCCGGAGCCGCTTCCTCCTCCGAGAAAGTCATTGTCAT